AAAGAACTCTAACTTTTCCTTGCTATCTACAATCCATCTATGCCCGTCCATGCTAGGCCCTTGCCACAACAAAACTTTCTGGAAGATCTTTTATGTCGAAAGCGGCAAAAGAGCTTGATCCATCATGGTTTGATCTTTGCTGTCCCGGCATCTTTCCTTTGTTCCGCACAAGCTCGCGGCTAAACCAAGACCTGAAAACTTTCAAGTCACATAAAGCCCAAGAAAATAGACCAGACTCTTGCGCGTCTGCGAATCCGTAAAAGAAATAATCACCCCAGCCCTCTATTATTTTCCCTAGCTCTGTTTGCGCGCCACTAGGACGAACTGTGCGAATGGTAAACTCATCTGAATAGGCGTCTAAGAATTTAAACTTGCGAACCCTGCATCCGATTCGTATCGCGTCAAGCCGTAAAACCATCAAGTCGGTATTCCTTTCAGCGTCCTCCTCAAAGGGCGGCTCAGTGATTAGGTGAGTGCCAATTATTCCTTTGATTTCGGGCAAAAATCTGTCAGACCAGCGCTTATCGGTTTTCCAGTTATTCATCACACGCCTCCTTCCCCCAGACGTCAAAGCCTTCTATCTTGCGGCGGTTGAAAATATCTATTCTTCTACCGCCAGTAACGCGCCTCACAACATCGTAAAACTCTTCTGGCTTTTCGCTGTGACCTCCTCTAGGGGCTTCAAAGCAAGTTGGAAGCGCCTTGGTGTCAACAAACTTTGGCGACCCCTTGCGGCAATACAAAGCAAATTCGCAGTTGTACTGGGGCAGACCAATGGGCTGAAAGCCCCCTGGTTTGTGCCAAACAAAGGTGCAGACGTATTTAAACCCCCAGCCCTCACTTAGTCGCAAAGCCATAGGTAGAAACTTATGTGTAGTCCACAGCCACATGTGGCAGTCATCAGCGGCAGGGATTTCGAAGTCGGCCATTTCTGCCTCTGACATCGTTGGATAATCAAATGCCACCTGATTCTGACGCTCATCCCGATCAATCTTTTGCATAGGCCAGGGCGGGTCGATCACGATGACATCGTATACGCCTTTTAGCGCCTTCTGCTCGCGAGCCTCAACTGACTCAAGTCTGGCAACAACCTCAGCGCGCTTGATTTCTCGAACAGCGTCAGCCATCTTAATTTCGCCTTGCTCTACTTTGTCAGCTAAATCTGGCCGCTCCTTAATTATTAAGGCGGCCCCTCGCAGCTTGCGTTCTGGCAACTTAGTGTTTTCTGCCATTTCCTTGCGCGTATCGCGCTTCACGGCTGGGATCTTGTCGGTCGCGTTGTCCGATAAGACCTCCCTTCTTCCTGCGTTAACCTCTCTCTGCTCCGCCGCTTTTGCAGACCTTTGCGCTTTCACCCTCTGGCTTTCAAGCTGACGTAACCGCTCTGCATTGATTGCCCTTTGGTCATCAGTCAGGTTTCGTCTCGCAAGTTGATTGCGGCGAATCCAGATAAGGGCGTCCACCTTGCTATCAAATTCTTTTTCTACCACCTCAAATGGCACGGAAAGGCGGGTGCAAATTTCATATCGATTATGGCCATCTATAACCGTCCCAGACCACACCGTAAGGGGGTCACGACAGCCGTCCTGGACGATACTTGCCTCCAGCTCTGCCCGCTCGTCTAGCCGCAAAGGCGGTATCAAGTCGCGAAACTCATTATCAATCTTTAGCGCTCTTTCCATTTTTTACCCTTAAATAAAAATGTTAATGAAATCAAGAATATGCCCACTTGGCCCACTTGGCCCCTGTTCTGGGGGGCGGCCCCCTAAAACACGGGCAGAGTGGGCAATGTGGGCATGTCCATGTTTTTGTTGAAGTTTTTTTCTCACCAGTTTTCACCCCTCCAGCGGTAATTTTTGGCATTGTTGCCGGGGTTCCTGCGGAGCTTCAGCATGTTGCCTCTTAGCAAGTCCATGCAGTTGCGCAAAGTTTTTCTAGTGCATTCGTTGGGGTTCAGGTGGTCATCATTCAGCATCCTAAATAGCTCTGCTTGGCTATGCTCAGTGCCATCCTTCATGACGGACTCGAGGAACAACACCTCATCCTCATATTTTGCAAATGCCTTGCCGATGTTGATCTGGGCCGCCTGTTTCTTCTTCAAATCGCCAATATCTTGCTCATCAAGAAACTCAACAGAATCCACAGACTCTTCGTAGCCGACCGTCTCGTTAGTCTGCCTATATCGGAAGCCGCCAGAGAATGAAATCTGCCTACGATCCTTTTCGTTTATTACTAACAGTTCTTGATAGTCTGCAAACTTGTCGTTTAGTGGGTCTAGGCCAAACATATTGTCTACATCCGCCTTTAAGTCCTGCACGCCCTCATAGATCAGGCGACCGTCTAGCGATCGATGTTTATTACAATGGCCCAACAGAATCACTGTGCCGCCTGCTGCAGCAAATTCCCTAAAAACGTGCAAGATGTCAGCCACCTCGCCCTTATTAAGAACTGATGCAAACTTCTTCAAAGTGTCACAGATAATGATCTTGCCATCTGCCTCGCCCTCCTGCTGAATTAAGCTCAGCATTCTGAGGGCATCGTTGGCGTTGCGTAATGCTGGGTCTTGTGAGTTAGCCAGGGTAATCATAGCCATGCCATGTTTCATGCCCATTTCTGCCTTCTGGACTATGCCCCTGGCCCCGTCATCTTCGTTGAAGTAGATAACGTCCGAGCCTTTAATAAGGTTGTTTCTGATCGACCTAAACAGGTTGCCTAAAACCCAGACCGTCTTACCGGCACCTGAGGGCGCGTAGACGAGCGTTACGGTTCCGGTAGTAATCATGCCGGATATGACTTCACGTTCGTTAGCGAGCCTCTGCTTCAGCTCTGCGAGGCGATGGTGGGTGCTGGCAGCTTGGAGCCGCTGTAGGCTGGATAATGGCTCGTTTATATACTTCTCATAACGCCTGGGCTTTTCCTCTAGTAGCTTTTTGTATTCTTCTGCAGGGTTGTACGTTTCATTCATTTCTGCGTACATGGCTTGCATGGACGCGATGAAGTCGTCGTCTCTCACTGTCACTCCCTATCCCCTTTTCTGTTGAGCGGAACTGGCAACTCTGAATTAGCCGCCGAGGCTTGTCAACAACTTCTTAAAATATTAAGATGCGGTCTTGCCAAGTTGGGCAGACCTAAGTTACAATCTTTCAAGGTCAACAAAGGAGGGAAGAATATGGACGAAAACAAAGAAAGTAGGCTAATACCAATTTTGCTTGAGGTTCAGCGTGAGCTATCACACGCCAAGGCATCGAAAACCAACCCCCATTTCAAAAGCTCTTACGTTCCGTTTGAGGAATTGTGGGATTACGCAAAAGACTTTCTCAACGGCAGAGGCATTCTGATACAGCAGATCAGCCACGAATGTGAAGTTGGAGCCTGTATCGAAACTGTTTTGTATGGATTTGGCGAGTCATTGAGTACCGGCAAGATGATTGTCAGGGCAGACAAGGCAACCGCGCAGAGCTTCGGTAGCGCAGTGACATACGCAAAACGATACAGCTTATCGATGGCACTCGGTATTGGCGCTGACAAGGACGATGATGCTAATAAGGCTGAGTCAGGATCAAAGCGTTCATGGTAGAAACTTACGAAGAGTTTCTGGAGTACATGCAGGCTATTCGTGAGAACTTTGATTATGTTTGCGATGTTAAGGATGCAGTTGCAAATGAAGAGTGGGACTTGCTGCGAGGCATCATTGAAGATACACCTAACGATGTGAAGGAGGCACTAAATCTGGCGCCGTCGAAGGGCGGCATATTTACTACTCGCGAAAATAAGGTTATGAAAATCAACCCAAACAGGAATATGAAATGAACCAAAAAAACGATTTTGTTCAGGGCATGCTTGTGAAGAGACCTCACGAAAATGCCCCGGATTTCATTAAGGCCATCATCTCTATAAAGCGAGATGAATTCAAAGAGTGGTTCGGTGGCGTTGTTAAAGACAACCCTGATGACGAGTGGGTAAACATTGACATCAAAGAATCCAAGAAGGGCAATCTTTACGCAGAGCGTAATACCTACAAGGCTAAGGAAAAGCAGGCCCCGCCAGATCCGAAACCAGAACCCGTCAAGGAAACTGATGACATTCCTTGGTAACATTAACCGCCGCTGCTTGACTCCCGCAGTGGCACTTTTGCCCCAGCTTCTGGGGCTTTTTTTGTGAGGACAAATGATGTCTGACATCTCTGAAAATTACGTTCAATGGCGAGAGCTTGCTTCAATCTTCAATTCCTACAAGTCACCTTCTTTGATGAAGATACTGGACAGCAAAAACATCCCATATATCAAGGACTCAGCGGGCAAGCCCATAGTTGAGCGAGCGTTGTTAGAGGTTGAGCGCGTGAATGAGCATAATTACTCTTTTGTGAGGGCGATGGAGGCAATGGAAGAAGCAATTAGTGAGTTTCCTACTTCTGTCACGACTTCGCCAGAATGAGAAAAGATCGGGGCGGTTGGCTATCGGATATACCCGAATGGTTGCCGCCGCTCATCCTTGTTTCAGCTATCTCGCTATATATCTTGGCGTGGGATATTGCCTAATTCTTGATGGTACTTCACGTTTTCTAGGTGTTGTGCCATCACTTCCTCTTTCGATTGGCCCATGTATGCAACGGCCAGCCTCATATCTAACAACGACTTGTTCAGGCTCTTAGTCTGAAACCCGTCACCCTCCTGTTTATAGATCGAAGCTAGCACCCTACCAAACTTGCCGCGCTTATCAATATATGTCCTGAGAAGGGCTGTAGAGCCTTCTGGCAGCTCGTTTTGTAAGTAGTCTTTGGCTAAGTTGCCCAGTGCTTTTGTCTCTACAGTGCCTCCACGTATCTCG